CATATGGTTCTGGAGTTAGCAATGAAGCTGGATGAATCAAACAAGAATCTACCGAGACATAAAACATTATGAAGATAACAATAGAACACTACGACGAAGAAGTATCATTGAGTACTAAGTACAATGACCTCACCGCTATTCAAATGGCAGAGATAATGCAGCGTATGTGCCACGCCCTGGGGTATTACTCACAGAGCATAAGTGAAGCATTCTATGAAGTTGGCGGCAATACGATAGAGACAGATGAGCACTAAAGGAAGCGGACCCCGCAAAGGGCATAACCAAGAGAAGCAACGTAAGAACTACGACGACATTGACTGGTCAAAAAAAACCAAGTCAAATAAAATCAAGCTCCCCAGAACCGAACAACCAAGGACCAAATGACTGACGCTGAAGATCCAGATATTATCTACGACCAAATTCGTGGAATACTAGGAGAACACTTTCACAACTTCTGCTTCATCGTTATGGATGAAGGCGGGGATCTGTTCTATGACTACACGAACTACAGGGTAGGCAAGATGCTTATGACTGAAGCCGTAGAGGATCTGAACTCCGAGGTGGATGAACTCGACTGGGAAGACCTAGTGGACGAGGACGAGGACGAATACGAGCACTAAGTATGGAACTATCCTTCAGCGACCACCCAATCCTGCCGTCCCCAAGTGACGAGGAGATTATATACCTAGCGGAGAATGACCCCAAGCTGCTAGAGCAGCTCTATCTTGCTCACGAGGGTAGAATCAAAGCATCCGTGAGCGATCCCCTACGCTATGGGTTCGACCTACCCGGTTGGAGTAGAGCCAGGGAGGCACTTGAAGAATTCAATGAGTGCCTTGCACTCGGTGGAAACAGAAGTGGCAAAACGACAGGTTGCGCAAAAATGGTAATGGAGGCAGTGACTGAGTCCGAGGGAGGTCACATTGTTTGCTTTTCGCAAAATGCGGATACGTCAATCAAGGTTCAACAGCCAGCAATCTGGGAGATGATGCCCAAGGAGTTCAAGAAGAAGACCAAGGGTATTGAGGGCTACATCAACTATTCAATGCAGAATGGATTCACAGGTAGTTCATTCGTGTTTCCCGATACTCGCACACGGGTGGACTTCAAGACATACACCCAGTACTCCAATAACTCCACCATACTGGAGGGATTTGAGTTCGGCTTCAAGGATCCCAAGGGCTTAAACATCGGCACTTGGCTTGACGAATATCTAGGTGACGCTGCCCTAGTCAATACCCTTCGGTTTCGACTAGCTACACGGGACTCCAAGATGATCATTGGCTTTACGCCAATTGATGGATACACACCATTCATTGCTGAATATCTCAAGGGTGCGGAAACCACTCAGACAAGGCCAGCGGCCTTGCTTCACAATAAAGAAGTTCCCATATGCCAATACAGCCCAAGCAGGGATGCAGGCGTAGTATATCTTCACTCCGACGAGAACCCATTCGGCGGATACGAGCGTATCGCAAAGGACCTAGCTGGTCGACCCGAGGACGAGATCAAGGTTCGTGCATACGGACTTCCGGTCAAGTCAGTGAATTCTCTACTGCCCAATTTTAATACAGAAGTAAATGTCCTCAGCGATGAACCCAATAAGTACGGGATGGCGTTCCCTGACATTTCGGATAAGTCCAAGTTCACCTGCTATCAGGTGGTTGACCCCGCTGGCGCAAGAAACTACACAGCCATCTGGGCTGGGGTAAATGAAAACGGCGAAGTGTTTATCCGCAGGGAATGGCCCGACAGGAGCACCTACGGGGAGTGGGCAATGTTCGGAGATCCAAAGTGGAAGTACGGTCCAGCAGCTAAAAAGATTGGACTAAACGTCGAGGGATACTGCGAACTCTTCGAAGAGATCGAGGAGGATCTAGGCATTGAGGTAACTGAGCGAATCGGGGACTCCCGTTTCTTCGCAAGGGAGAATGAGAACAATGATGATCTCTTTACATCCTTCTATGACTTCGGTCTAAGCTTCGTTCCATCCGATGGCAAGATGGAGGAGCGTGGCATCACAGCCTTGGATGACTGGTTTAATTACAATCCAAACGTGGAGATCGATGCAATCAATCGACCCAGGTGTTACATTCATTCGGACTGCGGCAACCTCGTTGACAGTCTCATTAACTACAACGCAGGTGGAAAACCAGAGGAAGCCCTGAAGGACTTCTTTGATGTCATCCGATATTTGCGGATGTCAAACAGCGGAGACGGTCCGGACTTTATGTCGGACGCATCAATGCAAACAACCAAGAACAATAAAGGAGGATACTAATGCCAAAGAAACGACTATCAGAACTAGCAAAAGAATACGGGATTTCATTTGAAGAAATCCATAAGATCGCCACCCACAGCCTTGAGGAGGATATGATCACGGGAAGGGGCAAGAACCTATGGATGTCCGAAGAGGGACAGCACTGCCTAGATGACCTCATTCCTATGACAACAATCTTCAGAGGAATAGTTATTAACCAAGCACCAAACAAGCGTTTTGTTCTAGCTAGAATAAAGGAACTCGGCAAGAAGGTTCCAGTCAGTATCCCACTTGCCCTATCTGGTAAACTGGATGGTAAAGTTATACACATCGAGGCTGACAATTCTAATAACGAACCAAAGTACAAGTGGATCAAAGCACCAGTTCGTCAGTAGCCAAAATGAAAATCACTAAATAATTTATGGAAAACGAGACTACATCAAAAGCACTCACATATGTTGGCAAGGATCCAAGCGTGAAGACCTTACGCTATGCCTATGACCAGACCGTAACCGAGCTGTCATCGTATTTCGACCTATGCCGTAGTAGCTATGATGACCGCCGCAATTGGTGGCCTGGTAAAAGCCGTGATCACCGCAAGCACGGTGCGGACGCATTCCCCTGGGAGGGAGCCTCGGATATGGAGAGCCACGTCATCGACGAGCGCATCACCCGACTGGTATCATTGTTCTCATCTTCACTGAACCGATCCAATGTTCGTGCGTTCCCAACTGAGGTAACTGACATTGCACGTTCGAAGCTAGTCTCTGGTTTCCTTAAATGGATGGTATCAAGCGGATACATCCCACGTTTTGGACGTGAGATGGAGTTAGGTGCTAACTACCTCCTAGAGCGTGGTATCCTAATCACTTACGTAGGTTGGCACAAGGAGGATCGCAAGTTCCTACAGGAGCTAGACCTTAATCAAATTGCGCAAATTGCTCCAGATATTGCACAATTAATCACCACGGGCGAAGCCGATGATGAGATCATCGATTTGCTCAAGGCAACATTTCCAGGCGCTACAACACGAAGGGCAAAAGCAGCACTCAAAACATTACGAAAAACAGGAGTAACTCAACTGCCCGTTGTGCGCCGACAGGTTGATGCACCCCAAGTAAAAACACTAGCCCCCGATGGGGACTTCCTCTTTCCTCCGTACGTTACAGATCCCCAGCGTTCTCCCTACTGCTTCTGGAAGACTTACTACACTCCACAGGAGTTAGAGAACAAGGTTGTCACCGATGGATGGGACGAGGACTTCGTTGATTACATCATTGAACACTATCGTGGTGTAAGCACTAGCGGCATCGAGAATGAGTTCGAAGCACGTCGATCAACTGGTCTAACAGATGATCAATACGAGGCAAATGAACTCATTGAGTTAATCTACGGATACCAACGTTTAATTGACGAAGAGGATGGATCCGAAGGAATCTACTGCACAGTCTTTCATCGTGAGTTCGATGGTAACGAGGAAGCACCAGGATTCGCAAAGTTTGAATTGCTGAATGGATACGAGGACTACCCAGTTGTAGTCACTAAGCTATCCGAGGACAGCAAGCGACTCTATGACGCAATGACTATCCCGGACGTACTCCGTGGCATTCAGAACCAAGTTAAGGTAGAGCGTGACTCCCGAGTTGACCGCAATAGCTTAGCTACACTTCCGCCAATTCTTCACCCCGTAGGTCAAGCACCAACGGACTGGGGTCCTGGTCGTATGATTCCTTATCGCCGCAAGGGCGACTTGGACTTTGCTCCTACACCCCCACCCCCTACTGGCTCAATTGAAATTGAGAAGACACTAGAGGAACAAGCTGACCGACTGGTTGGACTGGATGAAACATCATCCATTAGCCAAATCCGTAAGCAGTTCCTAGTGGACAAGTTCCTTTCGCACTCGGCTGAGGTTATGGCTATGGCATTCAAGTGCTTCCAACGCTTTGGACCAGATGAAGTATTCTTCCGAGTAACTGGCAATGCAGACCCGCAGACCTTCACTAAGGGTGACCCCAATGAGAACTTTGACATTATGATTAGCTATGATGTACTGAACTCAGATGCTAACTCACAGGAGCAGAAGCTACAGCAGATCACTGCACTCACTGCCCTCGACCGCAATGGTCGAATCAATGTGGACTCACTGCTTGATCTCGCAGCCCAAGCAATTGACCCAGTACTTGCGGACACTATTCTACAGCCAGCAAAGGTAGCTGCTGAACAAATAACTCAGTTTGTAACGGATGACTTGGCTAAGATTTACTCCGGGATGGAAATGCCAGCTCGCCCGAATGGCGGCCAAGTTGCCCTTCAGATCATCCAACAGTATGTGTCCCAGCCGGACATTTCAGGGCGACTGCAGTCGGACGAAGCTTTTGCAGCTCGTCTTCAGAAGTATGCTGGTCAGTATCAGTTTGCTCAACAGCAGCAAGTCAATGCAACCCAGAACGGACTATATGGAACCGAGGCAGCTTCAATCGGCGAAGTACAGACACAGGGATTACCATCGGGAGGAGGAAGCTATGGAGGGTAAAAAGACTAACATAGATGCAGCCCAACAGGCACGAATTCGTGCAGCGCAGATGGAGATGAATGACTACAAGGCACTCATCCGGGCTGACGAAGGATTCAAGGCGAAGGCTTACAAGCCACAAGCCAAGGAAAAGCATATGACAATTGGCTACGGTCACTATGGTCCTGATGTAAAGAAGGGATCAACTATCACCAGAGAAAGGGCAGAGGAGCTTCTCGACAAGGACGTTCGTGAGCGGATGGTATCCATCCGAGGACTTATGACTGAGTTTGATTATCTTCCACGGGACTTGAAGAGAGCAATCTTCAGTGAGCATTATCGTGGA